GATCAGGGGGATCTTACCGATCTGCCCCCTCCGGTCACTGACCTCGTCGAAGATGCAGAAATTATATTCAAGCCTAATGATGGTCCCCAAGAAGATTTCCTGTCTGCTGGCGAACGTGACGTTCTTTACGGAGGGGCCGCCGGGGGAGGCAAAAGTTTTGCGCTTCTTGCGGACCCGCTACGTTATTGTCACAATCCTAATCATCGTGGTCTACTCCTGCGCCGTACTCTTGATGAGCTAACCGAACTCATAGACAAGTCACGTCAACTCTACGTCAAAGCTTTTCCCGGTGCGAAGTTTCGTGAGTCGAAGTCTACGTGGCACTTCCCATCCGGTGCGACGATCTGGTTCACCTATCTCGACAAAGACAAAGATGTAACCCGCTTTCAAGGACAGGCGTTTAACTGGATAGGCATCGATGAGATTACCCAATATCCTACGCCCTACGTCTGGGATTACCTGCGTTCTCGCCTTCGTACTACTGATCCTGAACTCCAGCAACACCTGTACATGCGCTGCACTGCCAACCCCGGAGGAGTGGGTGGTTGGTGGGTCAAGAAAACCTACATCGAAGGAGTCGAACCAAACAAGGCATTCCCTGCTTTTGACGTAGAGACTAAGCGTGAATTCTTGTGGCCTCCCGGTCACGAAAAAGCAGGTCAGCCCCTCTTCTACCGCAAGTTCGTTCCTGCACGTTTGACCGACAATCCGTACCTCATGGCGGACGGCCAATACGAAGCGATGCTCAGATCGCTACCAGAGGTCGAACGCAAAAGACTCCTAGAGGGGGACTGGGATGTAGCAGAGGGAGCAGCCTTCCCAGAGTTCTCTCGTGAGAAGCACGTAGTAGAGCCTTTCGAACTTCCGACGAACTGGCCTCGCCTACGAATGGCAGACTACGGATACGCTGCACCATCCTGTGTCCTCTGGGGTGCCATCGACTGGGACAATAATATCTGGATCTACAGAGAGTTGTATCAAAAACACTTGACAGCGGAAGAGTTAGCCGCTAGAATACTAGAAGCCGAACAACTAGATCCTCTACCACATTACACGGTCCTTGACTCGTCTTGCTGGAACAAGACTGGTTTTGGGCCTTCAATCGCAGAAGTGATGATGAGAGCGGGTGTGCGTTGGACTCCAGCAGACCGCAACCGCATACAGGGTAAGATGGAAGTGCACCGACGCCTAGCGAACGATCCGTACACAAACGAACCTCGTTTACGCTTCTTCTCTAGCTGCCAGAACATCGTCAAGCAAATTGCAGGTATACCCCTGTCCAAGACGAACAGCGAAGATGTAGACACGAAGGCAGAGGACCACGCATACGATGCTCTGCGCTACGGAATGATGACACGCATGACAGGCTACGCATCGATACACAAACAACTGGGTGCGATAAAAAGCCAAGTCCACCAAGTTCAAGATGAAGTATTTGGGTACTAACCTATGGCAGAACCGACAGATATAAATAAAAACAAGTCTGCTGTAGATACTTTGATGGATACTCTGCGAGTAGAACTAAAGGAACTACAAAAATATAAAACTGCAGATCCCGAAATTTTGGGAGGTAAGTCTGGCAAGCCAGTGCCAGTACCAAAAAAATTTACTGCTGAACAAACTGTCGCTTTTATGAAAATGTTTCCGAATGCTTTTCCTTTAGCGGATGAGAATGCTTATTTCGGGATTGCAAGGGCACTAACTACAGAGTCTCCGGAATTATTCGACGTTGCTAGTTTCGATGCTTACGAAGAAAAGTTTGGCAAGACTATGGAGATGCAAGAAAAGGGTGCATCTGCATCTAAAAATATAACGACAGCAAAAACACCGAAAGCAGCAAACGTGGCGATGAGAAAAGATACCAAAAAATCTGTAGACAATTTTGAGTTTGTTTTCGATACTTTGTTTCCTGACGGCAAAATACCACCGTTTAAAGAGATTCAAGAAAAAACAAATGCTGGCACTCTTACTTACAGAGATGCCATGATTGCAAAGCTGTACTCGAATGGTTCTCAAGCAATAGATGCCTTAACAAAGCCAGAGGGTGCAGCCTATAAGTCCATAGAAAAAACAAATCCTAAAGTTTTAGAAAAGGCAGAAAGCTTCTACTCTGTCTTTGGTGCTGCAAAAAATCCGCAGCTTATGTCGGGCATACGCTCCGATATAACCAAGTTTTCTAATAAATTTAAAAACGCTCTCGACACACCCTTCACAGAGATACAGCAAGCTGTAGCTAGCGGCTCTAAGGGATTCAAGCCCCTGCAGGGTGATGTAAGTGTCTTCGATAAAGTTTTTGCAAACGTAAAGGCAGGCAAGTCTGTAGAAGGTATGCAGGTGGGTGGAACCCGCATATTTAACAGCATTCCTGACGAACAAGCCCTCAAAGAGTTGTTGAGCGGCATAAAGAAAATACCCGACGACGAGTTGCGACAGGCTACGTATCTCGCTTTGATTGGATACCGGGGAACTGCTCTTCAGGGCATGTCCGCTTCCTTAGAGGCTGCTACAGAGGGCGAAGACATCTTTCCGTACTTTGATACGGAAACAGAGCAGATCGTAAAGCCTGATGTAAAGAAGCCCGGTAAAAAACCTTTGCCCCCCACATCCAAGCCGGGTCCGGTAGCGGTTGATGTCCTCAAATTTAGAATGGCAAACGCTAGTGAGTTTGGTGAACTTTTCCCAAACGTATCACGAGATCAAATCGCAGCGGCACTCAATGAGCATGTGTATCCTAATTTAAGTGAAAGCACCGTAAAAAAACTAGGTCGTATGCCTAGTGGTTACACAGACATGCGCCGTTTCTTTGCATCCGCTATTGCAAACTTGTTAGGCGATGTAAAACAAGCATCTGTGCTTATTGGTCACACGGCTGGTGCAGAGAGCCTAGAGGGTGAGATTGATAAAGTTCTTACCAATCACTACGCTCGTCTTACACAAGCAAACGCTAGTGCCCAAGATGTACGTCACAAAACACTCTTTGCATATGAATCTATCCTCGCACGACTTCTGGGTAAAAAAACATCTAATGACTTGGCACAGTTTCTTGGACTCCCCTTCGAAGAGGGAGTAACCGCAACCTATGCCGACGACGTTGATTTGTTAACAGGTGATGCTAAGACCTCTGTTCGTACGGACAAGCAGCCGGAAACTCCTGAAGCAGCGGCAGCACGAAACGCAAAAAATATAGCCCTCGACGAAGAGATAACAATACAGTCTAAAAAAGCTGCAGCCGTTGCTCAAATTGAATTACAACAAAAGACTTCTGAAGCAGCAGCAGGTGCGGAACAGTTTGTAGAAGATACCAAAGTATCTGTTGCGGCAAAAGCAGAGGCTGATCAAATAGAGTCTGAGGCACGAGCAGGTGCTAAAAAAGATAAAGCAGTGGAACGTGGCAGGTCACACCGCATGGCTTTACGGGCACTTAACGCAGCTAAAAAAATTGGTGAAACAAGTAAGGTTTTGTTACCTGTAGCGATAGGAACAAGTGCTATACTAGCATCTCAAAGAGCGGAGGCAGCGGGAGATTCTCCGTTTGTAGCAGGAGCAAAGGGGGTAGCTGCAGGAGCTTCTGAACTTTTACCTCCGGGATTTGCTTACAGTGACAAAGAGTTTAGGGAACAACAAAGAGCGACAACTCCCTCTGGAACAGGTCTTGGCCCACGAACAGACGTAGCACCACAAATGGATGCACTAGGATATATAAAACCAGAGTTTGCATCGTATCCTATGGAAGCTGCTCCCCTACCAAATATTCCTGATCCTGTCGCGCCTAAACCACAAATGGCTGCACAAGGATTTGTACCAGTCCCCGAAGCTCGTGCTAATGCGATGCGGGGACAAGAAACTACGATGAAGGAATCTGAAGTTCCGTCATTTCTATACGGCGGAATCGTCCGCTAACCACCACTCCACGGGAGGAAAGAATGGCTAATCAAACTACTGGCAACTACAACTTTGGTGAGGCATACATTATGAATGCCGACAAAGTTAGTGTTGACACAGATGAGGGTGCTGCGAAGCTCTACCGCGAAGGTCTAGAGTTCGACACTCGTGCCCAAACAGGCGTGTTGACCGAAGATATGCCAAAGAAGCAAACCAAGCCTACGGTAGAAGCTTCATTTAATACGATGGCTGAAGACAGAAACTACTTCAGCTAATAAAGGAATATCATGTCCGATAACTTTTTGGAACCTGCAGACGACACTGCTGTACCCCTAGTCGAGCCTGAAGAGCAGATGCCGGGGATAGCTGCGTACGTCAAGGCACGATTCGACGACGCGGAAAATGGACGTTTTTCGTACGAGCAGCGATGGCTAAAGGCGTACAAAAACTTTCGTGGTATCTACGACTCGACCACGCAATACCGTGACAGTGAAAAGTCACGTGTATTTATCAAGATTACCAAGACAAAGGTTCTTGCTGCGTATGGTCAAATCGTAGACATCTTGTTTGCAAACAAAAAGTTTCCGCTGGTCATAGAACCTACACCTGTACCAGAAGGCATAGCAGAGTTTGCTCACCTCACTACACCCCTAGATCAAATCATGCCACAAGAAGATCCGTATGGTTTTAAGGGGGATGGACGTGAGTTACCTTTCGGTGCTACTCAAGCTACTCCATCTATGGACTTTTTAGGAGGAGTCGCTGGTAAGTATGGTGATGCTCCCTTGTCTGAAGGTCCAGCTAGAGTGGGCGAACCTCAGATAAGTCCTGCACAAACTGCAGCCTTGAACATGGAAAAGTTGGTTCACGATCAACTTTTAGATACTAGAGCAGTGAATGTTCTTCGTAGCTCCATATTTGAGTCTGCGTTGCTAGGCACAGGTATAGTGAAGGGACCATTCAATCACTACAAGCGTGTGCATCGTTGGGAACGTGGTCCCGAAGGACGCACATACAACCCGTATGAGCGGGTGGTGCCTCGCATAGAATACGTATCGGCTTGGGATTTTCACCCTGACCCATCCGCTACAAGCATCGAAGACTGTGAGTATGTAATACAACGGCATCGTATGAACCGTCAACAACTTCGCAGCCTGATAGCACAGCCATATTTTTACGCAGATGTGATAGAAGAGTGCCTCGCTAAAGGACCAAACTACGAAGACAAATACTACGAAGACACGATACGAGAAGAAGAAACAGAGCCATATGTAGGCGACACTCGTTACGAAGTCCTAGAGTACTGGGGCGTCCTAGATGCTAAGATGGCTAGGGAAGCTGGCCTAGACATACCCAAAGAAACAGGAGAGCTAGACCAGATACAGGTGAACATCTGGGTGTGTGGTACGATGGTACTACGCTGTGTCCTAAATCCGTTCACTCCGGCACGTATCCCATACCAAGTGTTCCCGTACGAAATCAATCCATACCAAATCTGGGGCGTAGGTGTAGCGGAAAACATGGAGGATGCACAGTTGTTGATGAACGGACACGTTCGTATGGCAATCGACAACCTCGCTTTAGCTGGTAACTTGGTGTTTGATGTGGATGAGGCTAGTCTCGTTCCCGGACAGAACATGGATATTTTTCCCGGAAAGATATTCCGTCGTCAGTCGGGGGTGACTGGCACAGCAATCAACGGACTCAAGTTTCCGAACACTGCACCTGAAAACATTCAGATGTATCAGATATCGCGGCAACTTGCTGACGAAGAAACGGGCTTACCGTCTATCATGCACGGGCAAACTGGCGTAACAGGAACAGGACGAACAGCATCAGGTCTGTCTATGCTGTTAGGTGGAGCGAGTCTGTCCCTGAAGACAGTCATAAAGAACATAGACGATCACCTACTAAAGCCACTGGGTGAATCTTACTTTCAGTGGAATATGCAATTCAACGAAACATCTCCCAACATCGAAGGCGACTTAGAAATCAAACCTCGTGGTGTAGCTGCAGTGATGCAAAAAGAAGTACGCAGTCAACGCCTCACCACCCTGCTGCAGACGGTATCCAACCCAATGTTAGCACCGTTCATCAAGATACCTAACCTCATGCGCGAACTTGCTATCGCACAAGACATCGACCCTGACAGTCTTGTAAACGATGTGAACGAGGCGCAGATCTTCGCAGAGATGTTGAAAGGATTAGCCAATGCTCAACAAGAAGCAAGCCAGCAAGCTCAGTCCCCTGCTGGGGAACAAGGAGGCTTGGGAGAGCCTAGAGGAGCACCTCCGGGAGCAGATCCAAATGACGCTTCGGGCGTTGGTGGCGGCACAATCGGAACTGGAAGTGTTCCGACTGCAGGGGAAGATAACTTCACTGGAACAGATCAAGGGGTTGAAGGCTGATTACGAAGCAGCCGTAAAATTAAAAGATAATGTATGATTCAGTAGTAAGAAATTATATAGGTAATCTCGTTGCAGATGAGGCACTCACACCAAGTGCGCCAACTGCGAGAACTCCAAGTCCGTTTGATGATGATACTAGAATGGATATTGGGTTTCAAAAATTTGGTAAACCAATCCAGCCCTTTGATGAAAGTCCGACAAGAGGAGACGTGTTCAATATTCAGGGAACACGGGGACCAGACGATCCAAAGCCTTACGCTGGCCCCCTAGATGTGTCGAGAATATATAGAGAGCAAGGGGCTGTTCTTCCCGAACAAGGATTTTTTGACAAGACATTTGGTAGCAAGCCAACTATAGATAAAATTACGGGTAGAGTTAGTTATGGTATGCCACGAGGAATGAGTCCTTTTCTTGGACCTTTAAGTATATTCGCACAGTTAGGTAGCGCGGGTAGCAGAATGAACTTAGAAAATATTTATGAAAAAGTACAAGCGGGTGAAGAGGGTTACGGATTAGCTTTGTTTAATGGTAGAGTGGTGGGAGTTAGACCCGGACAACTACCTTCAGGTAATTTACCACCTAATTTATCTACGGAACAATTGAGAGAACTTAAAAAGAACATACTTGCTGCTGGTGCCCCTACAGATGAACCTGCACCACCCAAACCAAGTTTTGAAGAGCAAGTAGCGCAATACTTCGTGGCATCAGGAGAATCACCAGACGGAAGTTACTCTTTAGTATCCGGTGGTGAAAGAAATATTGTTCAAGACGATGCTGGTAGACCTGTAACTACAACCGGAGATAAGCCTGTCACAACCTCCGCTGGTCAATACGTAGACCCTGCGCTATTACAAGCACAAGCGGATGCTATGACGGCTGCAGCACAAGAAGATAAGGCACCAACACAGTCCGCACCTGCACCTGCACCCAAGCCTGACCCCATAGACCAAAACCTCTATGGTGACAAGGGAGGCGACGGCGACAGAGGCGGCGACAGAGGTGGAAGCGGTCAAGCCGGCACTGGATCAGGTCCGGGGGAGCGTTTTAGAGCCTCTGGAGGCACTGTAGGCTTCGCAGAGGGGGGTAACACCCAAAAAGATCCGATCCAGCGTACGGGCTTCGTAGAGGGGCCACCGCAAGAGTATGCAAAAGGCACCACCGTAGCCGACACAGAAAACCTGCGAGTCAGGGAGGGTTCGTTCGTAATCAACGCACCGATGACTGAGAAGCTACAAAAGGCTGGGGTTTTACCGAAGGGCAATCAAAAGCGCAAGGCAGCTAAAGGTGGCAAGATGATGGAAGTGGCCCTGTCGAAAGGCGAGTATGTTGTCGAGCCAAAGGATGTACCCAAGTTTGGTGGTTATGGTTTCCTAGAGGCTGTGAACGATATGGGCAAGCCTGAAGTTGAACGAAGGCAAGCCATGAGAAACGGGGGGGAAGCTGGAATTGACATACCCCCGTTGTCTAGAGGATTTGCTCAAAAGCCAGCTTTTCGCAGCGTTCCTGAAGGGTTTGTGCAACAAGAAAAGGTTGACCCCGGCCCCATACCTCCCGTGCAAATTAACAATATAAATTTACAAAACGTAAGAAAAGCATTGGAGCTAGTTGAGACTAGAGGATTTGAAAATCTTAATGAGGGATATTTTTACACAAGGTCCGACACCCCTCAAGATCCATCTTCAGCATTTGGTCCTTTGCAGATAACAGACGAAACTGTTTTAGCAATGATAAAAGAGTTTGATGATTTACGAATACAGATGGAGTTAGATCCTGAATTTGCTCAGTATATTACTGAATATAATACTGCTGGACGTAATAGAGTTAATATGAGGGAACATAATAAAATATACGAGGGTGAACGCGGTAAAAAATCAGTGGGAAGAAAGCCTACACCTGAAGAAGCTATAATCTACAAAAATCTTGGGACAGGCCCAATATCTGTAGAAAGGCATAAAGAACACTACCCTCTGCTTGGTGAATTATATTTACGTTACAAGGCTGGAATGAGCGACTCAGAAGAAGATTTAGTACGCAGACATTTTGGCAACAATAAATCTTTAAAAAAATTTAAAAATGCTAAAAAAGAATTAGGCATTGATTGATTCGTCGGCTACCCGTTGTAACAACGGCCCCGACACAACCGGAGCGGCTACCCACAGCCAAGTGGCCCCGCGAGTGAGGTAACAAAATGGCAAAACAAGTACGTGGCGCAAGAGCCAACAAACCAAACGACTCTTTCGGAACTATCAATAGCGAGACTCTCTACAAAGGCAACTATCGTGAAGACGTTTACAAAGATGACGAAGACGATACCCCAGAGGTAGAAGCAAGCGAAGATACCGAACAACCCGAATCAAACAGCTTCGTAGAAACGAAAGAAGAGAAGCCGGATCACGACTACAAGAAGCGATACGACGACTTGAAACGTCACTACGACAAGAAGCTAACAGAGTTTGAAGAGGAGAAACGGCAACTAGCAACGGCAACGCAACAAGCAAATGTTCCTATGCCGAAGACAGTTGAAGAGTTGGAGGAATTCAAGACACAGTACCCTGATGTGTATGGGGTGGTCGAAACGGTAGCAGCGATGCAAGCCAGCGAACGCACCAGCGAACTTCAAAAGGAACTAGAAGTTATCAAGGAACGTGAAAAGGAGACTGTGGTACAGGCGGCTTACCGCGAACTTACGAACAATCATCCTGACTTCGACGATATCAAGACGGATGAGAAGTTCTTAGAATGGCTACAAGAGCAACCCGAATCTATTTCGGACGGTATCTACAATAACAATACCGACGCTCGTTGGGCTTCACGAGTCCTAGATCTGTACAAAGCAGATGCAGGTATCTCAAAAAGGAAGACTAGCAAGGCGAAGGCCGACGCTGCGACTTCAGTACGTGCCCCTAAAGCTAGGGAAATCACATCTGAACAAGGCGGAGACAAGCGCATTTGGAAGGCTTCCGAAATCCGTGGTCTTAAACCGTGGGAGTTTGAAAAGCTGGAAAGCGAGTTAGACTCTGCACGTCAAGAGGGGCGGATCGACCCTAACAACTAACCTCATAGAAGAAGAGGAAAGAACCAATGGCATTTGGTACTGCTGCAGGTTATGGTAACCTGCCCTCCGGTAATTTTGCACCGGAGATTTTTAGCCAAAAAGTCCTTAAGTTCTTCCGTCGTGCTTCGGTTGTAGAAGATATTACTAACACCGACTACGCGGGTGAGATTGAGAATTTTGGCGACACGGTTCGCATAATCAAGGAACCAACAGTCACAGTCAGTTCGTATACACGGGGTTCCGTCGTAAACGCTCAAGACTTGGCTGACGATCAAATCACGATGGTTGTCGATAACGCAAACGCTTTCGCGTTTAAGATCGACGATATCGAAGAGCGGCATTCGCACGTAAACTTCGAAGCTCTTGCTACCTCATCAGGTGCATTTGCGTTGAAGCGTAAGTACGATGCAAACGTCCTGCAAGCTATCTCCGATGGCGCAGGTCTTGCTGGTGCAGATGATGCGTCACTGTCAGGTGGTCTTACCACTACGAACAGTGCGCTGGGTACTGCATCCGCTCCTGTCAACGTAGAAACTGACGATGCTGGCATCAACCTGATGCTGCTGATGGCACGTACTCTAGATGACCAGTCTGTGCCAGAAGAGAATCGTTGGTTTGTAGCACCACCAATCTTCTACGAGAAGATGTTCCAAGCTGGCAACAAGATTGCCGAAGTGCAGGTAACTGGTGATGCTTCATCCCCACTGCGTAACGGTCTTGCTATTCCGGGCACCCTCGCTGGTTTCCGCTGTTACAAGTCCACTGCGCTTAACTCAACAGCAGGTACCGATCAGGTAACTCTGTCTGGTGTGGCAACTGACGCCTCTGAGAATGTAATTCTCGCTGGTCATATGTCGTCCACCTCCACTGCTTCGCATATCGCTAAGACCGAAGTGGTTCGTTCAACTGAGTCGTTCTCTGATGTCATTCGTGGCTTGCACGTTTTTGGTCGTAAAGTATTACGTCCAGAAGCTGTAGTTCGCGGCATCATCGACTTCGCGTAAGGGAGGGCTAGGTAAATGGCTACTATTGATCGTACCCCTAATGGCGGAACTGCTGGACATCCAGCAAATGTCGCACGTCCCTACGTAGTAACTTCACAAGTACACGATACTGCAGATGGTGGTACTGGTGGTGATATCGTTCAACTGATCGACGTTCCTGCCGATAGCATGATTGTATCTGGTGTTCTTGAAGTTCTTGAAGCACGTGGTAACGGACAGATTACTCTAGACGTTGGTTTCACTGGTGGTGACGTAGACTGTTTTGTTGACGGTTCTGCTTGCGCTGCTGGCTTCACCCCGTTCCTAGAGGCTGCAGTTGGTGCATCCGGTGCTAATGCCCGTATGTTGACTTCTGCAGACACTATCGATGCCCTCATCCTTGATGGCGGCTCTACTGGTGAATCTGCACTGCGCTTCCGTGTTCACGTAGTTCTTGCTGACGTTTCCAAGAACCCTGTAGAATCTGCTACGGTTTCTACCGGAACATAACAATACTCAAGGGGGCAGGGCAACTTGCCTCCTTGACAACTTTGTGGTTGCGTGGTAGGTTCGGCTAAACCAGCCGGGAGATATACCATGTTACTACAGCTTCTACACGAAAAAGAAGTAGACTACTGCCTCAACAACTGGGGCAAAAACGAAGACGGGGCAAAAACACAACCTAGATCAGATGGAGAGAAACTAAAGGACAACAAAGAATGTCCTGACATGTTACCAGAAGTACGGCAACTTGTTTCTACACGACTATACAACAACCCATACCTAGAGTCTGTTATCTGTCCAAACAAAGTATCAGTTAACTTTTACAACGAGTACAAAGAAGGCGGATACTATCACAAGCACATAGATACTTTTCGTGCTGCACCCAAAGGTAACAATGTATACTTCGACTACGGATTCTCACTAGGACTTACAGACAACTACGAAGGTGGAGAGTTTGTACTAGAGAATGAGATTGGTGAGATAAGCTACACCGTAGGTAAGGGACAGTTACTTGTGTTCCCTATAATTTACGCACA